CTAACGGGTCGATTCGCCCCCGGTTAAACTGCAGCAGCGCTTGCTTCATTAGCCGATCAGCGGGCCGTTTCTATTGCCCCCGTCCTGCCGTCTGCCACGTTGCCTAGCGTTAACCCAAGACCCACGGGCAGGGAATGTGGCGGGTAATGCCATTGCCGCTTTGCTTTTGGCAAAGTCCAACATCTTCTTGAGATACCCACCTTCACCATCATCACCAGCAAGAAAGGTCAGTTTCTTCGTATCCCCACCGGTTAACCCCATAACGATTTGTGATGCAAGATACGCAGATACATAATTCTTGAATGAAATAGGCCAGATCGATAGATCATTCCCGTATGAAGCACCGTTTGATATGTACTTGACGTAAATTTCAGTTTCTTCCGCATACCAATATCCAACCTCATCGGTATAACGGGTTATCGGCCACCGGAAATACTCATCAGCGCATACAGCTGAAGTCATGACCCAATCAGTATCTTTCTCGAAGGCGTACGTATACCCGAAGTCAGGATTGACAGCAGGATCAAAATCAACCTTTACCGTCCGCATGGCAAAATGCCACTGCCCATGCTCGAGACAGTACTCTACTGCGCCATTATCCCAAACCTGATCCAGGCTATGCCGCGGTGTTCGATCTTCTGTCAGGGTTGTTTTACGCTCCCCACAAAGAAGGAGTGCATCATTGTAAACTGAAAGCTTATCGGTCACCGGACCTTGCTCTCATGCTCCATCAACATGGTATTGGCAATCTCTTTGGTCTCAAGTTTTTCCTGGATTACCGCACCGTCTTGAGTCCGGATTACGCACCACATCAACTCAGGTCCTCGCCACTTGACCTCATGAGTTTCAGATTTGGCAGGTTCAACAATCTTGCCGAAATTTACGGTATTGTCGACATGGACCTGTGCCCACGTCCGACCACACGATACAATCGTGCCTTCAACACGCCATGTCCCATCACCGGCAATAACCTCGAACTTATCGAACGGCCGAAGCTTTTGCGACATCAGCGACCAGTACGCGCTTTTTGCTACGTCTTCCGGAATCGTCCCCTCATCAGCATGGACAGACCACAGATTATGAGCATGAGCCATCAGTTTAAGTTTACTGGGGGATTCAATGACGTTGCGGATTTCTTCTACCTTTGCTGTTCGTGGCATAACGTGTCCTCAAATAAGTGGCCCCCCGAAGGGGGCCGGGTAGGTTAATTATACGTGCTTGTGATTGCCGCAGACGAAAGAGTTGCCGTACCAGCAGTGCTGTTGACAGAAGCAACAACCGAGATAGTAAGCAACCCAGACGAACCGTTACCTGTCATTCCAACACCAAAGCAGACATCACCAGGACGCATGCCAAGCTCATAACCACCGGTTACAGTCTTGGCCGTGCCGGCGTTAAAGTCGGTTGTCAAGTTCGTCGAACACAAGGACCAGAAATGAGCTCCCTGTGCTCCCGGAGTATCAATAGCTGTGGAAGTCGGAACAACCATACCGCTAGAGATCGAGGAAGCAGCCTTCGATGGAGCGTACAAACCCCCACCAGCAGTAAGACGCCATGGATTAGCAAGTGAACTTGCTTCGGAGGAACTGTAATAAGCCATAATTGCTCTCCTTAAGCGTATGCCGAACCATCGGCTGTGATTTTAACAATGCCGGTGTTCTGAAGAACAACCGACCCCATGAAGCAAGAGCACCGTGCCCAGGAATAATCCTGCTCTTCATCATACCCAACAGGAGACTGCATGCCGGCGGTATCAGCCGCATGACCTACAGAATTCTTGTGGTACAAGAAAGAGATCTCACTCGAGGTACCCTTACCTGGAAGGTTTGGATGCTCGATGATCAAACAGTTGCGCCACCGGTAAGCCATCGGCCGATCCTTCCAGGAAGGCTCGTCACCAGCGTAGGGCTTGACGTTGACATATTCCGCATTGGAAAATTCCGGCGCCTGTTCCATGTAAGCCAAAAATGCAGGCTGGCACAGAAGAGTTACATTGGAATCCCACGGAACACTTGCATTACTGAGCTTGACGCGGCCATTCTGGAACAGACTGACACTCGGAAGAGTAGCAGCCGAACCGATCGTGACGGTGCCGGTGTTCAGTTGAGTGATAATCAGGTCATCGATCTTGCGGTTAACCACTGCCATAGTGGTCATCTGCATGATTGAACGCTGATTGCCCTGGCTTGCGAACACGTTGAATCCGGTCTTTCGAACAAGATCGTGCCATTCGCGCAGGGTAGCTGTGTTTTGCTGATTGTCGTCAGCACGGGCAGGAATACGTCCATCCACGCCACGAGTCGAAGCTTCGGAATCACCGGAACCAGCAACCAAAAATACAGCCTGCTGTCCCTTGATCACGGCTTCTGTCGTAACAGTTTCGCGCAGCAATGACTGATGCTGCTCGAACGCCTGGATAAACTCTTGCCTATACTGAACTTGGAATGCAGTATCGGACATTTCAAATTCTCCTCAGATCATGAATAAATAACCTTCACACTGGGGATGCCTTCCTGCGCTGCCCGGGGATGCCTGATGGGGCCGGGTGTGTTGCTTTCAGGGGCCGTGTATCTGGTAACCGTTTAAATACTAACCTATTATTATGGGGAAGATCTTCCCGAATCACGCCGCTACCGCAGTTCCTGACATTTCTGCATTTTCGGCCTGTAACCCGCCGGTAGCAAAGACCACTCGAACCACTTCAACGCTCATTGTAGGACTGCCGGCCACCAACGCTGCATCAGCACCATGGAAGTTTGTGGCCATCTTCACGCCTTCAGCCTGTAGAGATCCTTCGGCGATTATAATCTTCACCGCTTCACCAGCGCTGGTAGAGACTTCAGCTACCAAAACACCATGACCCATTGAATTAGCGACAATTGCCACACCACCCATGGTGGCCACTTCACTGACAAGAGCTCCTACAGCATTCGATACCCGGGCGGCTTCGCCGGCCATTGTCGCGCTCGCAGAAATCATGGCACCGTCGGAATCTTGAGAAGTGGTATATCGACACCAGATCTTTGTCGTAACATCCTCAACCGTTCCAGGTCCTGGAGCTGAATAATGGATATCAGCCCACAACCCATCATGGCTTCCGGTCATGGCCCTGTTGATATTCCCTTTCCGCAATCGTTCGTACTTATTCGCCAACGCAGTATTGCCGTCTGTGCCGATATTGAGAGCCGCAATATTTTCTACCTTACACGCATTTCCAGCTACGGTTAATGCATATAGATAAGCGTCGAACTCAGCATTTGCGCTGGTTGTGAATAAATTAATATCAAAGGTTTCAATGATATAGTGATTTAAATCATTCACTTGTTCAAACGAAACATGATAAGTATCTACATCTGTCAGAGTTAAATCAGTCGTACTTAAGGTGACAGTCCCAAAAAACCACTTTGAAGTGATGTAAGCATTGCTAAACCCATGAATTATATTCCCATTACCATCTGCAGCACTGGTATTAATGGTTAACTGCCCGACATCTATTGTGTCTGTATCTGCTCCAGTCTGAACCCCAGTCTCCCGATCAACCGTTGTCCCAGTCACAATAATGGTCCCGACAAGATCCGTGCCAGCGTTGACTACAACCATTAATTTCCCGATACCCTTTGAAACAACGATATCAGTCGGAACAGAATTAAGTGGATCCGCGGTACCTAAAGCTAATAACCCACCATGCAGGTTGGTTTCCGATGCCCTGGCAGGTTCAGCGTCATACGATGTAAGCGCTACTTGTTTCTTTTCTAATTCATATCGATAATCAAGGGCATCCGCTACAAGTCTAAATCCCTCATTAACCAGGTCAACAACGTTACTTTCCCGCCTGGAGCGAGTCTGTTGTTCATTGGTTTCGATCCAATTAACAAGGGTATCAAACGGATTCGCCATTACCCTTTACTCGCAAATCTCCCAATCTTCGGCCATAAGATCCACTTGAGATGCAAGCCAGGGAACAACCCCCCCTTGTGCGTTTCTGATATCAATATGGGGATGGTAATTAATTTCGGTACCTTCGGGGTAAATACCGAGCAATGGGGGCCTATTCACAATAAAAGTACTACCAGGAACTAGAAAAACAAACTGTCCTGGTCCATTCCAGCCACTACGCTGTAATTTCTTCCCTGTTTTGATCTCATTCAATGCATTACTAAAGTTCATTTTACTTCTCCTGTTATCCGGCCTTGCGATCGATCCTACCGCGGATTTCATACAGTTCTCTCAGACGTGCCTGCTTTTCCTCATCTTTATTGTACTGAGAACGTTTTTCACGCATGAACTTCTCGATTTCCTGGATCTCACCAACAACACCCTTCAGAGGATCACCATCAACCGGCGTTAAAGTACCCATGGACCTCATATCGAGCGCCATCTGCGCGAACGCACGTAACACCTCTGGGTTATTGAATAAACCGGTACCATCAGGCAACCGCGCACCCTTGAAGTCATCTCGAACTGAATCAGGCAATTTCGAAAGAAGGTTCTCTATGTTGGTGATATTTGTCCGGTATTCCTTGCCCCACTCAACATTAAGTGT